GATGGAGTTCACTTCCACCGGCGGCTACAGCCTCGACGAAATCCCCCTGGTCCCGATCTACAGCAACCGTCGCGGCCTGCTGATCTCCCAGCCCCCACTGCTGGACATCGCCAACCTCAACATCACCCACTACCAGCGCCAAGCCGACCTAATCCACGCCCTCCACATCGCCGCGATGCCCACCCTTGTCCTTGAGGGCTGGGACGACACCACCGGCTCCGCAACGATGGGCGTCAACTACGCCATCGCCATGCAACCGGGCAACAAGGCGTACTACGTGCAGGCCGACGCCACCAGCTTCGACGCCCAGATGGCCGAACTCCAATCCCTGGAGAGCCAAATGTCCACGTTGGGCGTCACCAAGCTCTTCGGCCAAAAATTCGTCGCCGAATCTGCCGAGGCCAAGCGCATCGACCAAGCCCAATCCAACAGCGTCCTCTCGATCATCAGTCAAGAGCTGGAAAGCGCCCTCACCCACGCCTTTGAGTTTGCCGCCCAGTACGTCGGCATCGAAGCCCCCGAAATCACAATCGACCGCGACTTCGACTACTACCGCCTGATCGGCCAAGACGTCGCTGTCCTGACCCAACTCAATCAGGCGGGCAAAATCAGCGACGCCATGCTGTTGGAAGTCCTGCGCCGCGGCGAAGTCCTGCCCGACAACATCAACGTCGAGGACGAGATGGAAGCCGCCGGCAAACCCGCCACCGACATCCTTGAAGAACCCGAAAGCCCCGAAGAGCCTGGTTCTATGGACAGCGAGGACGAAGACACGAGTGACGAACTTTCTTAACTGCTAAAGTAATAGCGTCCAAGTAATACACAACCGTGCCCGAAGAACAGCAAGCAGCAGTCACTCCCGTGGAGCCTGTTGCCCCTCAGCCTGTGGCTGAAAGCTCCGATCTGGCCGCCCAACTCGAAGCCCTTCGTGCGAAGAACCAGGAGTTGATCGCCGAACGCCGCAAGGACCGCGAAAACCGCGAAACCCTGCAAAAACAACTCGACGAAATCCGCCTGGCCCAAGAATCCGCCAAAACCGCCAAATTGGCCGAATCCGGCGAGTTCAAAACCCTCTGGGAAGAGGCCCAACAAACTGTTGCTGATCTAAAGCAACAGCTTGCGACAAAGGAATCCGAAGTTGAGCAAATCCGCCAGGGTTATTCACAAGAACAACTCCGCGCCGGCACAATCGCCCAACTCTCTTCTGCTGGTGCGCTTGCACCCGATCAGCTGTATCGTTTGGTGCAGGAGAACTTACGCGCCAAAGAAGGACAGCCTGTGGCTTATGTCGGCGGCGTGGAAGTTCCGATTGGCGAGTATATCGCCAACTTAAAAAACCCCGGCAGTGGTTACGAGCATCATTTTGCTGCTACGAACCGCGCCGGCATGGGTGTCACGGGTAGTGCCCGCGCCACCGCTCTCCCCGGCCAAGTCAATCCCTGGTCCAAGGACAGCTGGAACATCACTCAGCAAATGATGATGCTCGCCAGCGACCCCGACAAAGCCAGATTGTTGAAAGCGGAAGCCGGACAATAAGCCCCTGTGGGGCACCTCACCAACCCTGACTCCACCGGAGCTAATCCATGTCCGCCTCTAACAGCAACTTCGGGGGAACTTTTCTCTCGAACTTGGTTGCTCGCCCCGAATTCCTTCAGTACACCGCTGAAGGCATCTTCGAGCAATCCAAGTGGATCCAAAGCGGCATTGTGCAGCGCAACGCTGCTCTTGACGCCCGCGCCGGCGGCACCCGCGTGCGCGTGCCCTTCTTCGATCCCATCGCCCCGAGCGAGACCCAGATCCTCTCCACCTCCACCTGGAACGGTGGCCTGGGTTATCTGACCGCCCAGAACGTCACTGCCGACGAGCAGATCATGACGATTCTGCACCGTGGCTTTGCCTACGCCGCTGACGACCTCAGCAAGCTGGGCTCTGGTGCCGACCCGCTGGCTCACGTCCGCAACCAGCTGTCTGCCGCCATCAACAAGCTGAAGACCGCCACCCTGGCAGCCCAACTGCTGGGTCTGTTCGGCGGCATCTCCGGTGCTGGCGTGCTCGGCCCTAACCAGAGCAACAAATCGTTCGCTGGTGTCCCCGGTTCCATGACCGAGGCCAACTTCCTGAACGTGGCCAACGTGGTTAGCACCAAGGCCCTGCTTGGTGAGCGCGGCGACGAGCTGGACTCGATCGCCATGCACTCCAACGTGGCTTACTACCTGCAACAGGTGGGGATGCTGACCTTCAGCACCTCGGCTCTGTCCACCGGCGGCGCCATCACCTGGGGCGGCGGCGGTGTGGGCATCGCAGCTCCTGAAGTGGCCACGTTCGCTGGCCTGCGCGTCGTCATCGACGACCAACTGACTGCCCTGACCGGCGGCACCTCCACCCACGCCAAGAAGTACCCGGTGTACCTCTTCAAGTCGGGTGTGGTTTCCGAGGGCATCCAGCAGGATCTGCGCCTCGCTGCAGACCGCAACATCCTGTCCATGCAGGACATCCTGGCCGTCGACTACCACTACGGTTACCACATCACTGGTACCAAGTGGAACGTGGCTGGCGACAACCCCACCAACGCCGCCACCACCGGCAACCTGGCCGACACCGCCTCCTGGAGCCTGGTGTACAGCACCACCAAGCAAGTGCCCATCGCTCGCCTGCTGGTCAACACCCCGTTCGACACCAGCGCATACTGATCCTCAGTACGCGCCAAAACAAAGGCCCCCAAACCGGGGGCCTTTTCTTTTACCAAAAATTACTCAGTTTTCAATTTCCCCAATCCGCACCCGCTCCTGATACTCAAAAATCTCTGGAGCCCGCCCCACCAAACGGTACGACTGAGTGAGTAGTTCTTTGAATACGTGCTCACTGACCTGCAGATCCAGCAGGATCGTCTCAGCAGGTTCTCCGTTAGAGAACCGCTCCCGAATAGCGTTGGCCACTACTTCCAGCGGCCGCACGGTCTTTCCGGGCGCTGCCGATGGGGCAGAAACCACTTTTGTTTCTACGCTGGCATCAGCGTCCACAAGTTTGCGAGCAGGCATGAGTACAGTCCGGCTTTTCGTACTACAGGATAACCTCCGCAGCTTTATTGATGTCCCCTACGGCCAACAAGCCGAAGCCCAAGCCGACATCGAAATGACCGGCGGCAAGGTTTACCACGCCGTCATTCTCAATCCACCCCCTAAAACAAGAAGATCAACTTCTGGAGCTAAACTCAAGAAAAGGCTGTATTGAGCTGTGGCTGCCGTCATTGATGCCACTTTGAGTGGGGCCTCGGCCAACAGCTACGTGACGCTGGCCGCTGCCGACTCCTACTTCGAAACGGTGCCCGACTCCAGCACCTGGACCAGCAAGACGACCGATCAGAAAAACCGCGCCCTCATTTCCGCCACCCGCTGGATCGACGCGCTCAGCTTCTACGGCGACCGCTGCACCGACACCCAAGCCCTCAAGTGGCCCCGCGAAAACTACACGGTTGACGGCATCGACCTCGCTTGCACCCTGATCCCCGACGGCATCAAAACCGCCACCTACGAGCTGGCACGCGCCTTTGCCAACGACACCGACGCCATCACCGGCAGCACTGGCACCACCGGCATCTACGACCAAGTGGAACTGGGCGAACTCAAAGTCAAATACAACAAATCCAGCCAAACCAGCGGCGTCATCAACAACGTCTTTGACGTCTACCCCTGGCTGCAGACCTACCTAGGCCCCTACTGCATGGGCGGCGCCGCCAACTACGCCGTCCGCCTCTTCCGAGGATGACATGGGCCTAATCGACGATACCTTCGCCCCAATTCCCACCTCAGTCCTAGCGGACTGGGGCCAAAACATCACGTACATCAAAACCACCACACCCCGCACCTACGACCCCACCACCGGCAACGTCACTGGCGCCGACACCACCGTCACGGTCAAAGCGGTCATCACCCGCGTCACACCCCGCGAATCCGAAGGTCTGTACCAAGCCACCGACGTCAAATTTATTTTTGGCAGCAGCGAGCTTGGAACGTACTACCCCACCGAGGCCGACCGCATCCAGTACACCCAAGCCGGCGTCACCCGCGAGGCCAAAATCCTCAACGTCAACACTTATCGCGGCGACGCCCCGGTCCTCCACATCGTCATAGCGAGGCCCCAGTAATGGCAAAGCTAGACGCACTAATAAAAGAACTAGATCGTTTAGGAGGTTCCCTGGCACTCGTAGGTCCCACATTGGCCGCAGAGCAAGTCGTGCGCGATCTGCAAGATAAAGGACCTCTATGGACAGGCACATTTGCAAACTCTTGGCAAATAACAGGCCCACAAGGCCAAATTGCAAGAGGCACAGGTTCTGCTGGTGCTCCTCAATCTATCGGCTTCAATACAACCCCATTTAGCGGACGCCAAGCTACACAAACTTTGCTAAGAACCGTATTTACTACAGACAAAGTTGTATACACCATCTCTAACTTTTGCTCCTACGCAGATGAAGCTAGAGATCTTGTGGCCTACACGCCGCCTTCAAAAGAAGAACGCAGCAAGATAGGAGAACCCCTGGGGCAAGCAACATTCGGTTTCCGTAGCGCCGGCGCCAAACGCGGTGACGTTAACGGTTCTGGGCGCAATCGCTCTACCGCACCCCTCGACTGGTACACCACCTATGCCGGAGGCGGGGAACTCGATCGCACCATCCAAGTAATGTTGGACAAGACATTTAAGGCAGCCCGATGAACTACCAATCCATCCGTGCCGCCGTCGAGAACCCGCTGCTGACAGCGTTTGGCGCACTGGTTCCGCCGGTTCCGGTCTACTTTGACAACATCACAGCAGTCCCACCCAACACGACCACCGAGTACGTCCGCGTCAACGTCACCTTCGGCATCACCAACGAACCCACACTGACCTCCAGCGTCGATAACGCCCGTGGAGCGATAATCATTCGCATTTTCACCGAAAAAGGCCGTGGCCCCGCCCGCAACCAAACTCTTCTGACCACGGCGGTTACCGCTCTAGAAACTCTCAACAACACCGCTAAAACAACCAGCGGCGTATTCTTCCGCGTCGGAGAGATCAACGGCCCCACATTTTCCGCCACTGAAGATGCCCCCCATTTTGTGGGGCGCATCGACACCTCCTACGTGGCAACTGTGTTGTCCTAGGTAATGTTTATTACAGGCGCTAACCTGTAATAAGCCGGGCAGTGCCCGCCCAGAAACCCCACTTTTGGTACGCCCCTATGGCCACCACCGTTCTGTCCGGCACGTCCGGCG